GCCACTTGCCCAATGATCCCGACTCTGGCGACCCTGACGAGGTTCCCAACTACAACGAAGAACGCGCCTGGCACGAACGCGAAAAACGCCTGATTGCCGAGCTGGAGCGCCGCCAGAAAGCCGGCGAGCTGGTTTACAAGGCCGACGTTGAGCAGGCGCAGATGGCCATCGCCCTGACCTTGAAGAATCAGCTGGAGGCGCTGCCGAAACAGATCAAGCAGCAGCTGCCGCACCTTTCCATCGGCGATGAGGAGATGATCGAACGACTGGTGGCCAAGGTGCTCACCGCCGTGGCGGATTGGCGGATGGATCAGGAGGAAGAGGAATGATCACCCGAGACGTACCAGCACTGGCGGCAGGGATTGCTGAGTGTTTCCGCCCTCGGCCGCTGCTCAGCGGCGTGGAGTATGCCGACACCTACGGCCACGTGACAGGCAACGCGGCGAGCAAGGGCCCATGGATCACCCGGCCTTACCAGTCGTATTGGTTCTATGCCTTCGCCTCACGGCGGGTGCCGATTTTCGTGTGCATGAAGTCCGCCCGTGTCGGCTGGTCGGAGTCGGTGAAAATCGGCGCGGTGCAGTACTACGCCCACTGGAAGCCATCGAAGGTGATGGTGGTGCAGCCGATCGAAAAGGACGCGGAGGAGTACAGCAAGGAAGACATCAGCGACCTGTTCGCTGATACGCCCTGCCTGGATGGCCTGCTGTCGGAGTCGAAGTCCCGCGGCACAGCGACCAACACCATCCTGCTGAAGAAGCTCACGAATGGTGCGCTGATCGACATCGTAAATGCCAAGAGCGGCAAGTCGTTCCGGCGCAAGGAACGGCCGGTGGTGATCTTCGAGGAACCGTCTGCCTATGACCGGATCAACGAGGGCTGCCAGATCAAGCTGGGTATTCGACGTACTGAGACCTCCTGGAACCCAAAGGTGATCATCGGCGGCACGCCGATCTTCCCGAACGACAAGACCCATCAGTGGTTCCTGCGTGGCGATCAGCAGTACCGCTACCTGCCATGTCCGCACTGCAGCCACTACCAGCCGCTGCGGTGGGAGGCGATGGCCAAGGAAGGGCCGGATGCTGGCACCTTCGAGTGCGAGAACTGCAAGGAGCCAATCCGCTACACCTCGCTGCGCGAGATGGATGCACACGGCGGATGGGCCTGCCCGATGGGGCTGGATCGCTCACAGCAAGCGCTGACGGCCGAGGGTGAGCCGGCAGTTGAGAGCCAGTACATCTGGGCGGCATACAGCTACCACGCCGGCGCGGTGTGGTCGAAGTTGATCAGCGAGTACCAGGAAGCGTTGGAGGCAATGCGCCGGGGAGATACCGACCCGATGCAGACCTACCACAACACCGTGCTGGGGATTCCGTGGGAAGACAGCATCGCCGGCAAGCTGACATGCGACGGGCTGGCGGAGCGGCGGAAGAATATTGAGGGCGGCAACGGCTATCCGGCCGGCACTGTGCCCAATGGCGTGCTGCTGATTACCGCAGGGGTGGACGTGCAGGGCGGCGGCGGCTCAGTGGGCGAGCGGGTGGTGGTGACGGTGTGGGGATGGGGCCGCGGCGAGGAGGGCTGGCACCTGGGCCACTGGGAGATCGACGGCGACCCGCAGCAGAAGGAGACCTTGGAGCAGCTGGAGCGGATCGCGGCAACGAAGTGGCGCCGGGAGGATGAAGCTGAAGTGCCGCTGGCGATGGGTGCGATTGACGAGGGCGGCCATTCAACACAGGAGATCAGGGACTGGTGCCGGAAACAGGGGGGATTGTGGGTGCCGGTGCGTGGTGATGGTGCCAAGGGCAAGCCGCTGGTGGGCCGCGGCTCGCCGGTGGACATCAACAGGAAGAATCAGGCGGTGCAGAAAAAGGGCCTACTGCTGTACCGGGTGGGCTATGAAATCAGCGTGTCGCACCTGCAGGGCCGGCTTAGGAATGAGATCCCAGGGCCCGGGTATCTGCACCTCGGCGAAGCGTCTACGGATCAGTTTCTGGCGGAGCTGTTTCCGTGGAAGCGGATGCCGAAGAAGGGCAGCCACGGCCGCGAATATCACTGGGACTGCCCGACCGGAATGCGGGATGAGGCGGGCGACTGCACGCGCTACGCCTACGCTGCTTTGCAGTTGGTGAGCCGCCGCTATAACCGCGCCACAATGTGGGACCAGTTGGAGGCGCAGCTGGCGGCGTCCGTAGGCTCTAAGCAGGAAACGGCGCGGCCAGTGGTGCGCCGCCGGAACTTCAGCCTGAGGTATTGACGATCGCATGAACCCAGCCGATCTCTACACAGGCGACCGGGTGAAATGGCTGGAGACCAGCGCACCGGCTGAGGCCACTGCTCTCAAGGTCTGGCTACGCAGCACCACCGCAGGTGCCGGCCTTGAGCTCAATGGCACGGCTGCCGATGGCGGGTGGGAGGTGGTGATCAGCCAGCAGTCCACCGCAACCATGACCGCTGGCGCCTGGCAGCTGCAGGTGGTCGCCACCGTCGACGGTGCTCCGCTGACGGTGCGCCGGGGCGGCCTGACAGTGCGCCGCGGGCTGGCGTTCACTGGTACGCCTGGAACGTTTGATGACCGGAGCCAGGCTGAGCGGGACTTGGCAGATGTGGAGGCCGCAATCCGCGCCCTCGCCACCGGCGCGCAAGAGTATCAGATCGGTTCCCTGGGCAACGGCGGCCGGAAGGTGGTGAGGGCCGATTTGGTGGAGCTGATCAACCTCAGGGACCGACTCGCCGCGCAGGTGGCCCAAGATAAGCGAGCCCAGGCGCTGGCCAGTGGCACGGCCACCAGCCGCAAAATCCGCGTCGCCTTCCGATGAGCATGTTAAGCCGCGCTCGGCGATTGATGAACCGGATCTGGCAAACCGGCCCGGGCCCTCGCGCCAGGCGGCTGCGGGCGCACGGGCTATCCCAGCACCTGGGCGGCAGGTTGCTGGGCGACATGCCAGCGGTCTACCTCGATCCCCAGGCGATGCTGCGCGGCGGGCTGAAGGAGATCCGGGCAAAGTCTCGTTACCAGGCGCTGCTGAACCCGTACGCCAGGCGGGCCATTCGGAGCCTGCAGATCAACATCGTTGGCGCCCGCGGCGTGCAGATGCGCGGGCAGATCCCTTTGGGCGGCCGAAGCAACCCTGCTGCCGGCAGGGCTCGCGCAGAGTCTGCCCAGCAGATTGCGGCGCTGCTCGCCCGTGGCCGCACCGGCGGCGAACTCGACGCGGCGCTCGACCGGCTGATCCTGGCGCAGACCGCAATCGAGCGGGACGAAGAACGAAACCAGATCCTGGAGGCGAAGTGGCGGCAGTTCTGCAAACCTGACAACTTCGACCTGTCCGGGCGCTACTCGTTCCACCAGTACGAGCTGATGATCGCCGGTGCCTTCGGCTCCCATGGCGGAGCGATGGTGCGGATCATCCGCGAATCGGCCACAGGCAACCCGAACGCTGAGCAGCTGTGCTTCGAGCTGCTGAGCACTGACCAGCTGGATGAGGACTACAGCGGAGGGTCCGACCGGCCTGGCCACTTCTGGCGGATGGGCGTTGAAACCAACGACCGCCGGGGAGGCCGGGTGACGCGCTATGCGGTGCTGCGCCGGCATCCTGGAAACATGGATCCGGGCGATCCGCGAAGCATGGAGCCGAAGCACATCTTCGTGGATGCGCGGGACCTGCTCCACATCTTCATCCCGGAGGAAATCGGCCAGCTGCGTGAGATCCCCCACCTGGCGCCGGTACTGACCACGATCCACAACCTGAACGAATACGAGAAAAGCCACTGGACCCGCAAGAGAATTGCGAACAACATCCTGGGATTCATCGAGAAGAAGCAGCCCGATGATGCGCCCCCCAACTCATCCCTGGTTGACGAAAAATCCCAGGCAACCGGCGAGGTGCTGTCGAACTCATCGCCTGGCGAGTGGATTGAGCTGTTCCCCGATGAGCACCCCGTACCACCCCAGCTGGGCCCGGACGACAACCAGTACGAGACGGTGCTCAAGACCATGCTGCGCCGGTTCTCGACGGGATTCACCGCCAGCTACTCAGCGATCAGCGGTGATCACTCCGACGCCAACTACAGCTCGATGAGGGAAGAGAAGCTGGAGATCCGCGACTGGTACAGGGTTGTGCAGTCGATCTTCATCCAGCAGTTCCATCAGCGAGTGTTCGAGGAATGGGTTGACGCTGCCACGTTGGCGGGCGTGCTGCCGGTGGAGCTGTTCGCCAACTACTGGAACGAGCCGGAGCTCTACACGGCGCCGCGGTGGCAGGCCAGAACCTGGAGCTGGGTGGACCCGGCCAAGGAAATGAAGGCCTACAAGGATGCCCAAGAGATGGGCCTGCAGAGCACCTCCGATCAGATGGCAGAGCTCTACGGCACCGACTTGGAGCACACCTGGGCCCAGATCGCGTACGAGGTCGCATTGCGCCGGAGACTGGGGTTGTCGCAGCCCGCGGCGCCACAGTCGGCCCTGGCACCACAACCAGAGGCCACCCCTGAGGGTCCATAGCCTGAGGCTAGAAACTGCTCAGGTTGTATGTCTGGCGTGACGATCAAGGCTGCGGCTGAGGGCGCACCCCTGGAGCTGGCCCTGATCGGGGAGGTCGGCTGGGAAATCAACGCCTCGGTGCTGCAACGGGCACTGGTGGGGAGAACCGAGGATCTGACGATCAACCTGTTCAGCTATGGCGGCGATGCAATCGAAGGCCTGGCCATCTATTCGATGCTGGCGAGGTATCCCGGCAAGAAGCGGATGGTTATAGATGGCGTGGCCGCATCGGCCGCGTCGGTGATTGCGATGGCGGGCGACGAGATCGTGATGCCCGAGTCGTCGTTCCTGATGATCCACGAAGCGTGGGGCCTTGCAATAGGTGGCTCTGTTGATCTGCGCCAGCAGGCTGATCTGATCGACCGCATCAGCACCGCCTACCGCCAGGCCTACTCCGCCAGGTCTGGAATGAGCGATGAGGACGTGGCGTCGCTGATGGCCGCCGAGTCATGGCTGACTGCCGCGGAAGCCGTGGAGTTCGGGTTTGCCACCGAGGCAGCGCCAGCCCGCGAGATCCGCAGCGCTGCCGTTCCCCGTGGACGGTTCGCCAAGGTGCCGCAGGCTCTGGCCGAGCTGGTGGAGTTCGTGGAACCCAGCCGCCCGAAAGCCCAGGCCGCCACCGTGCCAGTCAAACCCGCTCCTGCTCCCGAGCCCGAACAGCCTGAGCCCGTCGCTGCTGCGACCGAAGGGAGTGGGGAACCGGAAGTGCTCCATAGCCTGAGCTCAGGTACGCAAACTGCACCTGTCCCCATGACCATTCAAAACACCGAAGCGGCGGACCGGGAGGCAGCCGCTATTCAAGCGGAGCGCGACCGGGCCCGCACCATCCGCAACATGTGCGAGCAGTCCGGCGCTGGCCACGAAAAGGCCGAGGAGTACATCAACTCCGGCGCCGAAATCGGCAAGGTCCGCGAGGAGCTGTTCGCCCTTGTCACCGGCAAGGAGAAGCGCAGCATCTCCAGCCGCCTGCAGGATTCGGGTGATGGCCTGCTCGGGATGAGCGATCAGGAGATCAAGAGCTACAACATCCTGAACGCTATCCGCCACTTCTCCGACCCGACCGATGTGCGCCTCCGCGAGGCCGCCGGCCTGGAACTGGAGGCCTCTGCCGCTGCGGTGAAACAGTCGGGTCGCGAGCTGCAGGGCTCGTTCCGCATCCCCGCTGATGTGATGGTCGCGCAAATCCCCGGCATGGGCGCCGGTCGCAAGGGCATCCGGGCCGATCAGACCGCTGGCGGGTTCACCACCGGTGGCGCTCTGATCGATACCGATCTGCTGGTCGGTTCGATGATCGAGCTGATCTACAACCGCCTGAGCATCACCGCTGCTGGCGCCACCGTGCTGAGCGGCCTGGTGGGCGACATCGACATCCCGAAGGAAACCAGTGGCCCCACCCATTACTGGGTTGGCGAAGGTCAAGCTCCTGATGCCTCCGAGATCCTGGCTGGCCAGGTCAGCCTGACGCCCAAGACCGTGGGCGCCAAGACCGTGCTGACTCGCCGGTTCATCGGCCAGACCGCCTTCTCTGCTGAGGCGTGGGTGCGCAGCCACCTGAGCCGCAAGGTTGCCATTGGTATCGACAAGGACTTCCTGTACTCCCAAGGCGGATCCAAGCGCCCCCTGGGCCTGCGGTACACCGATGGCGTGCGGACTGAAACCCTGGCCAGCGGTCAGGCCAAGACCATCAACAGCGTGAGCTACAACTTCGGCACCTTCCTCAACCTGGTTGAGATGGAGACGAAGGTGAGCCTGGCCAATCTGGATGTGCCCAGCATGGCCTACATGATGAACGCTCACGCCAGGGGCGTCTACAAGACCACGCTGGAGAACGCCCAGAGCGACTTCTACATCCTGCGGAACAACGAGATCAACGGCTACCCGGCCCTGATGTCGAACCAACTGGAAGTGAACAACGTTCTGTTCGGCGACTTCTCGCAAGTTCTGCTGGCGTTCTGGAGTGGCCAGGACATCGGCGTGAACCCCTACAAGTACCAGGATTCGGGCAGCGTTGAGATCAGCATCCTGCAGGATTGCGATTTCGGTGTTCGCTATCCCGAGGCCTTTGTGTGGGGTATCTAAGGATGCAAGTCGAGATGCTCGAATCAATGGTGATCAATCGCCAGGATCGAGAGATCGGCGAAGTGGTCACTGTTGACAACGACCTGGGCCTTCACATGATCCGCAGTGGCTGGGCGGCTGAGCACATTGCTCCCGCTCCAGCTGCTGAAGCCGAAGGCGAATCGCCCCGCCGTGGCGGAAAACGGCGCACCACCTACCACAACCCCGAGCTCAGCACGATCACCCAGCCCCCCACGGAGGACTCCTGACCATGGCTATCAGACAACGCAACCTGGAGGCGCTGCACAGCGTCACCATCCTGGCCCCGACCACAGTGTCGGCCGCCAATGACACCACCGCCATCGACTGCTCTGCGTTCGACGGCGACGTGTGTCTGATCCTCACCGCCCCGGCCAGTGCGTCCGGTAGCGCCATGAAGGTCAAAGTGCAGGCCGGCAGCGCAGCCGACGGCAGCGACGCCGTGGATGTGACCGGCGGGGCTTTCCCTGACCTGGCCACTGTCGCTTATCACCAGCGGCTGGCACTGTCCAAGGATGATCTCCCGGCCTATTTGCGACTGCGGTTCTTTGATGAAACCGGCACCTACAGCGCTGCTGTGAGCTGTGTGGCGGTTGGAATCAAGAAATATCGCCCCTGACCATGCTCCAGGAAATCCCCGATGATTTCCTGTTGGCTGACTTCGGCTCCAGCGTCACTGCTGGGGCCGTTGTTGGTTTGGGGATTATGGACCGCGCCAGTCAGATCGTGATGAACGATCAGGTGGTGACGGTGGACTATGCGCTGACCGTCAGGACCGATCAATTCGGCGCCCTGCAGTATGGCGACCAGGTGCAGCATGAGGGGCAGTCGTATCGACTGCAGCATGAACCGCTGAAGCTGGCCGATGGTCGCTTCTGCGTGATGGTGTTGGAGCTGCTGAGCCCGCAGCCGACGCCGATTCAGACATTGAGTCAGCAGCCGATCGTTACTCTGTAAGCATGACCCAGCCCACGACGATTTCAGGCCTGCCCGACGCGACGGGGCCGCTTACAGGCGCTGAGCGGGTACCGATTGATGATGTAGCAGCGGGTGTCACCAAGGATTGCAGCACGCTGCAGATTGCGCAGACGCTGCCTGATGCGACAACTAGCAATCGCGGGGCGATGACGGCTGCGCAGGCGCTGAAGCTGGCGGGGATTGCCGCGGGTGCCACCGCCAACGCCACTGATGCACAGCTGCGCGACCGAGCAACGCATACCGGTGAGCAGGCCATTAGCACGATCACGGGCCTTGCGACTGCGTTGTCGGGCAAGGAGAATGTCGGCGTTGCTGCTGCTGCTGTAGCGCAACTGGTGACGCAACTGCGCAACAGCAGGAAGATTTACGTTTCGCTGGAGGGCAGCGACCTCAACAACGGCACCAGTGAAGCTGAGCCACTGCGCACGCTGCGTGCTGCGTCATTGGCTGCGCTGCCGGGTGATGTGGTGTTCGTTGCACCGGGCACGTATGTGGAGTCGATTCTGCCGATTCGTTGGAAGTATGACGTAACGATTTTCGGCTCAGGGTTGCGCAGCACGATTGTGCAGGGTGCAGCCGGGCAGGAGTTTAACGATATTTTCAAGGTTGATTCTGGTTTCTGGTGCTGGGGCGTGTCATTTGCCGGGCACCAGGCAGATGAAACGCGGCAGGCATGGGCGATTGATTTTGATGAGTTGGCGGACAATACTGCGCGTGGTGCTGTCGGACTTGGCGCGTTCATTCTGAAGTCACCTTACATCCAGAATTGCACCAGTATCACGGCTGAGGATGATGCTGGTCTAGCTGGTTCACAGAGCACGGGGAACACAGGCGGCGGCATCCGTGTGGATGGTGGCAAGTGTGCGTTGAACAGTCCCATCAGGTCGATGGTGGTGGACAGTTATACGCAGGTGAATCTGGGCGGCCCTGGCTGCCTGGTGGTGAATGATGGTTATGCGCAGTTGGTGAGCTTCTTCGGGACGTTCTGCACGTATCACGTTCGGACCGAGAGTGGCGGTCAGGTCAATTTGAGTGGTGGCGGCACTACTGACTTTGGCGTGTATGGCCTGATGGCAGATGGCTACAGCAGCAGGCCTCTGTTCACCGGTGAGTCTCGGGTGGCGGCCTATGGGGCCGTGAGAGCAGAGAAGGCCGTCACGATTGACGTGGCGACCAATGTATTCGGCTGCGTCGCGCACGGGCTGTCAGCGGGCGATCAGGTGGTGTTCAGTGCCACGCAAGGCACGCTGCCTACGGGTCTGACGGCCAACACGATTTACTTTGTGATCAGCAGCGGCCTAACGGCTGATGCGTTCCAGGTGAGCACCACGTCGGGTGGTGGTGCTTTGGATGTGACGGGCACTGCCAGCGGCACCTATGAGTTTGTGCGGCAGGGCGCTACGCAGCTCGATGTGATCGGCTTCGGTGCCAACCGCTTGGGGCGTCAGATCAAGTATCCGAGCGCCGGCAGTCTGGGCAGCGCGGGCAATGCGGTGCAGGTAACAGCACGGGGCGGCAGCACGCCTGGCAGCACGTTCACGGTGACGCTGGCCACCAGCACCATCGGCCATGAGTACGTGGGCGGCGGCACGGTGACGGTGGGCGGGACTGGTTACCCGATCACCAGTGCGGTGTATACGAAGTCCACGGGTGTAACGGTGTTGACGGCGACGGGGTATGCACCAACGATCGGCGCAAGCGTGACGCTGGCGGGGCTTTCGTTTATCTGTGATTCATCGTCACGCCCGAATGCTGGGCAGTTGATGTTCCCGCAGTTGGTGTTCCCGCGAAATGCTACGACGGAGCTGGCTGAGGCTAAGACGTTTGCTTATACCAGGGTCAGCAATTATGTGCTGACTTATACCGAAGCAGCGGCAGCATCTGGCCCTGATCACGAATACGTGAGCGGTGGCACGGCGACGATCGGCGGCACTGATTACGGCGTGGCTGGCGCGGTCTACAACAAGACCACGGGCGTGGTGACGCTGACGGTGAAGACGATCCTGCCTGCCGGCAATGGCAACGTGACGGTGAATGGGCTGCGATTCATCTGCCCAACGAGCGCCTACATCGTCACCAGCAGCGTGCCGATCAATGCCAGCGGCGTTGCGGTGGCGAACACTGATCCGACCAGGGCGGGTTATCGGGTGGTGTTCTACTCGGGGTTGAATGGTGGGTTGAAGGATGCGGTGACAGCGGGCCAGGTGCTGGACTTCCGCAACCGGTCGCAGATTAGCGCACCTTCACATACGTTCGAGTTTGTGGGTGCGGGCACAAATTATGACGCACTGCCGTGGAATGGTGGTGTACCAGTACCGGCTAATGCGATTGTTGAGACGAACAATGGCAAGGTGTATAGCAGCAACACCAACGAGAAGGGCGACTTCAAGGTTGGCAGCCAGTTCGAGGTAGACGGCACCACCGGCAGCGTCACGATCAACACGGATCAGTTCAACCTGAGCGGTCTGAACTTCATCGGGCCATTTTCGCGGAACGGCGGGATCAGCACCGTTGGCGAGCAGCTCAGGGAGATCAGCAACAACACCTCACTGATCGCCTCAACCGGCGCCCCTGACGGGAACACTGCACCGACGCAGTTTGCGGTGAAGACCTATGCCGATAACAAGTTCCTGCAGAACGTAACGGTGACAGCGGGCCTGCCGCTGACGATCACCGACACCAGCACGCAGGACGGGCAGGGGTACTGGACGCGGACCAGGCGGCTGGAGCTGTCGGTAAACACCGCCAACGGCCTGGCCAGGCTGGACAGCTCGGGCCTGATCCCATCGTCGCTGCTGCCGAGCTATGTGGATGATGTGCTGGAGTTCGCCAACCTGGCGGGATTCCCGGCCACGGGCGAAACCGGCAAAATCTACGTCGCGCTGGACAGCAACAAGACCTACCGCTGGAGCGGATCAGTGTACGTCGAGATCAGCGCCAGCCCTGGTAGCACGGATGCGGTGAGCGAGGGTTCGGTCAACCTGTATTTCACGCAGGCACGGGCGCGGCAGTCGATCAGCGTGAGTGGTTCGCTGTCGTATAACGCCAATACGGGTGTGATTTCGTACACGGAGCCTCCTGCTGGCCCTGATGGCACGGTGACCAGCGTTGCACTGAATCTGCCTAGCAGTGTGTTTTCAGTTTCCGGCAGCCCGGTGACGAGCTCTGGCACGCTGACCGGTGCATTCCAGACGCAGGCGGCCGGTTTGGTGTTTGCTGGCCCGGTCAGTGGCGCTGCGGTAGCACCGACGTTCCGAGCGTTGACGGCTGGTGATGTAAGCCTCGGCACCAGTAGCACGCCGCAGTTTGCAGGGTTGGGCCTGGGTACGGCTGCCGTGACGGGATGGGAGCTGACGGTAGCCGGTGCGACCTGCCAGGTGCGGAATACGGTGACGGCGGTGAGCAATGTTTACACGTTGGATGTGCAGGCTGCTAATGAGTTTGTCACTGCTGCAGCGATTGCAGCGGCAACTACGATTAACCTGTCGAATCTTAATACGATTCCGAGCGGGTATTTGTGGCGGGGCGTGCTGAGTTTTCAGTACACATCAGGTACGATTTCATGGTTTACGGGAAACAGTGGTTACACGGTGAAGTGGGATGGTGGAACGGCAATGACACCTACCGCAAATGATATTGAGAAGGTTGTTATTGAAGTTGTTGGTGGTGGCACGACTATTGAGGTTGCGCCGCTTAAGGGGAGGGCGTGATCATGCTTGGACGTAGTGCATTACTGGCAGCAACGAATAGTGGCAGCAGTGGGCCGCCTGGGTTTGGGGCCAAGTATGCAGATCCTTCGACGTTGCCCGGTGGTAACTGCAATAGCATTGCCTTTAGCCCCGCTGGTAATGCTATTGCAGTGGCTCACTCCAACTCCCCATTTATCACCGCCTATCCGTGGTCTGCTGCAGGCTTTGGGGCTAAATACACCGACCCTGGAACGCTGCCTACCATCGCAGGGCGTGGCGTTGCCTTTAGCCCAGCAGGCAATGTAATTGCGATGGCACATTTTGGCAGCCCTTTTATCAATGTGTACCCGTGGTCTACTGCAGGTTTTGGCACTAAATACACCAACCCCGCAACATTGCCTGCTGGCATTGGCCTAGCGGTTGCCTTTAGCCCTGCCGGTGATGCCTTGGCCGTTGCGCATGGCACCAGCCCTTTCGTCACTGTATATCCGTGGTCTACTGCAGGTTTTGGGGCTAAATACACCAACCCTGGAACGCTGCCTACCGGGCAATGCGAAAGGGTTGCCTTTAGCCCTGCCGGTGATGCCTTGGCCGTTGCGCATGGCACCAGCCCTTTCGTCACTGTATATCCGTGGTCTACTGCAGGTTTTGGCACTAAATACACCAACCCCGCAACATTGCCTGCTGGCATTGGCTATGCTATTGCCTTTGCCCCGGCTGGCGACGCCTTGGCCGTTGCGCATGGCACCAGCCCTTTCATCTCCGTCTATCCGTGGTCTGCCGGAGGCTTTGGGCTTAAATACGCTGATCCTGCAACACTGCCTGCCCCGTTAGCCAGTGGTGTTGCCTTTAGCCCTGCCGGTAATGCCTTGGCCGTTGCGCATGGTAACAGCCCTTTCGTCACTGTATATCCGTGGTCTACTGCAGGTTTTGGCACTAAATACACCAACCCCGCAACATTGCCTGCTGGCATTGGGCAAAGCGTTGCATTCTCTCCGGCCGGTGATGCTATTGCAGTGGGTCACGTCTCCACCCCTTTGATCTCCGTTTACCCTTGGAACTCCTAATGAACAAACTCTCCATCCTCACCCCCGCCCTTGAAGGCCGCGATCAAGAACTGCTCACCTATCAAATCAACATCGACAACTACCGCTTGGCCATCGCCAAAATCAATGCCGATCACGCCGATAACCACGATCTTCTCGCCTTCCGTGATGATCTACAGGCTCGCCTTGACGAAGAACTTCGCCAGCAGCTTCGCGCTCGCATCATCCGCGACGTGATCGCGGAGCAAGTTGCCCAACTCACCCCCGAGGCCGAATGAACCTAATCGACACCATCACCCTCGAATACCCTCGTAGCCTCTGGCAACTGCGTCAGGAGCACCCCAACGTCTCCTTCCCCCCCGACCCCACCGACGAGGACCTAGCGCCCTTCAACCACGCCAACGTCCACCCCACACC